GGGGGTTGCCGGTGGTTTTGACCTACCACCCAAGTTTCCTGGCCAGGGGGAGTAAAGAAAAATCCCAGGAAACCGGGGCTAAAACAGAAAAAGCCCAGGGCGGAGGCATGGCCCTATTGTCGGTATTGATCCGGGACATAAAATTGGCTATTGCCATTGCCCTAAAGGGAATCAAGGGATCGGATCTGGGGAACAAAGTCCCCCATATAGAGGCTTACGCCTCCGTTGCGGGGACCCCCAACCCCGGATATGTCCTCAACGCCGGCCCCGCGGATTGGGATCGGATGATTGAAGACGCCCTAGCCAATCCGGATCTGGCTATATCCTACGACTACGAAACCAACTTCACCTACTCCTCCACAGATGAATCCGAATACGAACACGCCATGCGGGAGGTAAACCAGATCCAGGCATGCCTTCGGCCCGGGCAGGCAATTGTTTCCGGATGGGAGCCGTGGGTATTGGAGAAACTGACTCGATTGCTGGGGTGCCCCAACGACAAACTGGACTACAACGGTCGGGGGTTTGACCGCAACTACAACGATGCCATGCTGATCAAACGGATTGACGGGCACCTGGGACTCTGGGAGCCCCAGGTCAGGGAATTGGTTGAGAAATCAATTCCCGTGGGCAACTATCATGATCTGATGCAGATGTGGCACCACTGGGAGCCGGACCTGCCCCAAGGCCTACAGTATGCATGTAGTATGATCCCGGAGATTTCTCTAATGGGGGCCTGGAAATATCTGTTCACCGCGGATGAACGGTTTTACGGCGCCATGGATGTGGACTATCCCCAACGGTTGTGGCGATGGCTGAAGAAAAACCTGGCGGGCATCAGCCACCCCATATCAAAAGTTAATCTGCTGCAGGGCTACCGCCGGCAGGTGAATGAGCTATCCGCCAAGTCATTGGATCAGATGCAGCGCCGTGGGATGCCAGTGGATGAGGGGGAGCGGATGCAGATCTGGCGGCATTTGCAAAGGATCAAGAAAGAGAAAATAGCCCAGATCCAACCCCTAATCCCAGATTGCCTACGCCCAGCCAAGCAGCCAAAAGGATTGAAAACCATACCGATATGGCTGAGAAAGCAAGGACCGGCAGAGGTAGCCGCGGCTACCTCTGCCCTGGTGGCGTTCCATCCCAAATCCGGCAAGCGGTTTGAGCTGCGGGAGATTTTGCTGAAAGACTCCCCGGTACCGGTAACCCGGTGGGTGGAGTTGAAAGAGTTCAACCCCAACTCCACATTCCAAATCAGGGACTATATCAAATGGCGCAGGAAGGAAGAGATCCGGGGGCTGTTGGATAAACCCTGCCGACATGGGTTGGGGTATCAGCGGGCTCAGGACTGTCCGGACTGCCAGGCCCGGGCGGAAGAACTGGCCAAATGGAAAGTGCCTACCGAGTTTCGATCGGACAAAGAAACCACGGACAAAAAGGAATTGCGGAGGTTAAATAATCGGGTAAAGGATCCGGTGCTGGAGCTGGGGATTGAGTACAAAGAGATCGACAAAATGGCTGGGACCTATGTCGGGGGGCCCGGGCCGGGGAGTCCTGAGTATGGGGCTATGGAAAAGAAATTCCAGGCCACCGGGAAATGGAAGCAGCCCACCCAAGGCTGGCAACCCTCGCCAAAAACCGGCCGGGTCCATCCATTTTTCACCACAGCCCCCGCGACTGGGCAATTGTCCAGCCGCAATCCAAACGCACAAAATTTTCCAAAGCACAATGTCCAGTTTGCCAAGATGCTTCGGGGAATGATTAAAGCTCCCCCGGGGTACCGGATCATTGAGGGAGATTTCAAATCCTTCCATGTTTTAACTACCGGGTTTGAGGCCAACGATCCCCTATACATGCGGCTGGCCAGATTGGATATGCACAGCTTTTTCACCGCTACTAAGCTGGTAAATATCTACCAGGTGGATGAGCTGATTAAAATGTCTGATCAGGATCTGATGGCCCTGTTCGCGGAGTTGAAGGCAGACAAAAAGCCCCGATACAAAATCCCCGCAGCTGTAGACCCGGTGGATTTCAAGTTTGTTCGGGACAAGCAAGGCAAGCCAACAATTCTTGGGTATGGATTTGGTATGGGCGCCAGCCGGCTGTACCACGAAAACCAGGAGTTCATGGCCAACAAACCCGACGCCGAACGAATTGTTAGGAGTCTGGATGAGGCGTTTCCTGTCACCTGCAAATGGCGAGAAGACATCCAGGACCGTGCCCACCAGCAGGGATATCTGGTATCCGCCCATGGCTATATCCGCAGGTTCAATTGCGTCCGGAGATACAAACCCCTCCATAGGTTAGAAGCCCCCAAATGGGGGTGGAAAGTCCTGACCGACAAAGCCGGCCAGAGGTGGAAGGTGGAATCCGGGGATGACGCTGAGGCAGCAATTGCTTTCCTACCCGCCAATGATGCCTTTGGTCGGATCAAAGAGGCCATGATTGACCTGGAGGATTGCGGCGCCGGGGAGGAATTTGGGTTGTGTAACCAGATCCATGATAGCCTGATAGCGGTATGCCGGGTGGGATTTGAGAAGGCAGCTATCAAGGTGATGCAAAGAAAGATGGAGGAGCCCAGCCGGTATTTGATTCTGCCTGGGGGTAAGGGACTGGAGTGTGAGGTGGAGTTTTCAATATCCGGGCCGGGAGAATCCTGGGCCCAGTGTGCGGAAATCAAAAACCTGGAGGAATGGCTGGCAATGGCAAGCTAGCGCTTGCCAGTGGGAAAATAAAATGACCACAACAACCAAACGCGGATTTTTCACGGCCCTGATAGCGGCGGCGGCCGCCGCTATTGCCAAGGCCCAAACCACAATCATCACTCCCTGCCGGCCCAAGATCCAATGGGGCGGGCAGATTCCGTTATGTAATGGCCAATGCCCCCAACCAGACTGCGGATACCGTGCTCCGGAGTTCCCCAAGCGGGAACTCCATTGGGATGAGTTGGAGAAATACCAAACCCCGGGAGAGTTGTATTGGGATTACCGGTATCCCAACCAACTGATCCCCAGCAAACGGCTCAACCGCTGCCCCAACTGCAACACCGCGTTTTGGCAAGACCCCCAGGAGGAGAAAGGCTAACCAAATGGAAGACCAAAAACCAGACTACGAAGAGCAACTAGACGCTGTTTTGTATGGAGACAGCGCCAATATTGTACCTGCCCTAGAGATGGATCCGGAACGCCCACTGTGGGATCACTATATCCACATTATCAACCTGGTCCAAAGAAAATGCCATGGCCAAAGCAAATCTATGGGCTGGTGGAAAAAGGACCAGGCCGTAATTGATGCCGCGCCGTCGGAGCTGAAAAAATACGCCCAGGCTTTGGTGGTATTGTCCAAGCTGGATCTCCAGCACAGCGAACTATCCGAAGCCACCGAAGGCTACCGAAAAGGTCTGATGGATGATCACCTACCCTACCGGCCGATGATTGAGGTGGAATTGGCAGATGCCGTGATCCGGATCCTTGATCTGTCTGGCTGGTTGGGATTGGATATCGGCGGCGCCATAATGGAGAAACTGGCATACAACCAACAGCGGGCAGACCACAAGGAAGAAAACCGGGAGAAGCCCGGGGGGAAGGTGATATGAAGAATAAATCATATCTAGCCAACGGTACCGGGTATCCTCGTAAGGCATATGTGGCCCCAGGATGGCAACATGAATACAAACTGCTTACGGTATTGGCTCCGCCGGTGATGGTTGGGGGTATTGCGTGGGCTATGGTAATTGCACCTTGGTTACCAGATACCAATGACGGTGAAGATCCTATAACGTTCAAGGAATCCGGATTGGTTTATCTACCAGAGAGAGGATAAATAACCAATGACCCTAGCCCTGATTATTCTTGCCACGGAAGTCCTCAAGTTAGTCAATCTCCTCCTGGAGGGGGAGACAGTATCCCAACGCCAGGCCCGGGCTTATGCCTGGTGGATAGGATGGTGGCCCCTTAGCCGGGGCTGGCTGAAACTCTGGGGAGCCAAGGAAGAAGACCTGAAAAAGGTGGAGGAGATAATGAGGCAAGACCCTACGGGGACGCCAAAATGAGCAAAATGCCTTTATTGCCCGCTAGCTTTGGCCTCTTGGAATTGTTGGCGTTGGATTAGTTTTTTCCTTTTTATCACCAGCTCCCGGGATTTCTGGGCTTTGGCCTTGGCATCCATAGCCACCGGCCTGGAGCGGGGAACCATGATATCCGCCAGGGTCTTGGCCCACGCAGCGCCGTCGTCTCGTTTGGTGGTGCCGGACATTGGCACCCCGATCGCGGCCTCTGCGCCGGCCTCATTGGCCCAGTTGACAAACGGGGACATCTGGCCTGCGCCCCGGGCCAGACCCGTACCCATGGCCTCGAACATTGTGCTGGGCACCCGGGATTCGGTACGGAAAGTAAACTGATTCCGGCCGGTGATGGGATCCCACATCGGCCCGATCCATGGCGACATCCCCATCGCAGCCATCCCCGCCCGGGGAATAGGGCCAGACGTAAGGGGATGGAGGAAGGTATTCATGGAAGACCGCAAGGCCTCCTGAGCAATCCATTGTCGACCCACAGGATCAGGCAAGCCAGCCTGGCCCAACCGCAGGGATTCATCATACCCGGCCTTAGCACCGGTAACATCCAATCCTTTTTTCACCGCGGCGTTGAAGAACCCCATGGGCACATACCCCTGGCGGGGAGAGCCCTTAGCCGGATCTCCCATTAGGGTTTTGCCGGCGGCCGACTGCCGAACCCAATCCGGCAGGGCAATGGAATTCAAAGGTACCGGCCCACCTTCTTGATCCGGATCCCAGGGCCATTTGCCGGTGGTGCCCAGGTTGATCAGGGCCCAGGCCCCAACCATCCCGGTAATACCCCCCGAAAAGGCCCGCTGGGCCCTAGCCAGCTGCTGCTGGCCAATGGGATCCAACCGGTTTAGGCCGTGGCGGGTACCAACCGGATTCATAGCCCGCATCCCGGCGCGGATCATCGAATACCCCGCGGTGAAAAACACCGAGGTAAACCGGGTTCCGGCATAACCCTTTATGTATTGCTCCAGCTGGGATTGCAGGCCCCAGTTGTATTGCATGGCCTGGTTTACAAAATTAGCCCTATCCGGAAGGGGTGCATCCGGAAACAATTTGGTATGCAGCTCATACAGAGATACCCGGGCCCGGAGATCTAGCCCCAACCACCGGGAGGTTCCCTCCCCCGGATGCCCAAACACCACTGCAGAGGTCCCCAAGTCTCCGATTCGACCGGCGACATCTAGATAACTGGCCAGTTTGGCCCCCAGCCCGCCGGCTTTGGCTATCTCTTTTTCATCTGTGGTGCGGCGCCAGGCTTCCCCTCGCCATACCGGAGGCTTCCATTCCGCCCCGAACAGATCGGCGTATTCTTTGTCCCAGGCCACCGAGCCAATTCGAGGGTTGAGCATGCCCCCCTGGGCCATGGCGGATAGGGTTTTTTCTCCCTCAGGGGATGTGAACCATTTGGCCGGTTTGCGATAAGCCGTCCACATAGCGGTAAAGGCCTTAGCCACCGGCAGGTTGGCCATAAACGACATAAACGCATTGGACTGCTGGAGATAGGGGGTGCCCGCCACCAGGGAGGACAATACCGCCTGGGCGTGGAAAGCCGCATCGGCCGGGCCTACCAAACTCCAACCGGTAATACGGTTGATGGCGTCCTCGATAAACCCTTCAGAATGGAAAGCAGATGACCCGCCGGGGCCCTCCCCGAGAACAATGGATTTCACCGTGGCCCCCAGGGCCTGCGGCACCGCGATGTATTGGGGCGGGATTTTCAGGGCCTGCCCTTTCACAGAAATAGACTGGGCCGATCCGATAGGAATGATTGTAACTGGGAGTTCTTCCCCGCCCCGGAACAGGGCAGTGGCAGCCCCCGGATCGGTTACCTTAACCGCCAGCCCGGTGCCCTTCATCACGTCCAGAAATTGTTTCACATTCCCCCCGCGGATCGAAGCCGTTAGCCGGCTTCGGAGGGTGGTTAGTTCGGGGTCGTAGCCTTTTGTGGCCAGGCCGGTGGTGAAATAATTATTGGGGTTGTGGGGGCGAATCCAATACCCAATTTTTCTGGCGGACTCCTGCCACAGGGGCATAGGGCCAGATTCTTTTTGGGGCACTAGGGGATAATAGGTTTGCAATGGCCCCAAATCCGCGGATAACAGGCCCTCATTTTTCATGTGATGGCTGGCAAATAGGGCCTCCACCTTGGATTTGTAGACCTGGAGAGCCTGGCGGAATTGGGGATCTTGGGCAAACTCATCCAGCCTTTTCCCATAAGCCCCCTGGAGATCCAATCGTTTCACCGCATAAGCGTTATGGCGGAAGGTCGCAGCCAGATAGGCCTTGGCCCCGGCATAATCTTTGGCGGCCAGAAAATCAGCCACCTTTTCATACCGGGATCCCGAAGCCATCGGTTGATCAGCCTCAACCCGATCCAATACCCGCGCCAGGGGGCCGTCGGGGCCCTCGGAATTGCGGGCCAGGGATTTGCGGAGTTCCTTGGGGGTGGATTTCTCTACCGCCGTAGCCAGATCCGACCACCGGCCCTGGACCCCCGCCAGCCGATTGTCAATCAGGATCTCAGCAAATGCCCGCCATCCCAATTGGAGAGATCCCTTACCCCACCCACCTGCATGCATTGTTCTGGCGATCTCCTGGGCCGGGCCAATAAGGGCCTCCCGGGATATGGATTGGCTGGTACCGGGGGCGGCTAGGGTCGCTGCCAGATAGACCGGTTCGTTGGATTCAAACCGGACCAGATTGCGATCAAATGTTTCTAGGAAGTTATCGGCCAGGGCCCCCAGGTTGAATCGAGTCCTGCCTTGGGGATCTTGATACAACCCGGGACGGGTATCGACACCGTAGCGGGCATCCCTTTCCCAGATTTTTCCTTTGCGTAGGGATTCCAAAGTGGCTTTGGAATCCGGATAGAACTTGTTATGGATGTCAGCAAAGAGTTTCTTGATCCGCCCCAGCCCTGGATCCATTCCGCCCTGGCCAGAACCATAAGCAATAGCCGCGGCCTCTTCGGATCCATGCTGCGATAGAATCGCAGCTTGTTCCTGGGGGGTCAGGAAAGTATCAAAGGCGTAGTGGAACAACTCATGATCAAGGGTGTCGGGGCCGGCGGCGCCTGCCAGGGTGATTACCGATTGCTCTCGTAGGCCCCGGGATTCATACTGCCCCACCACCACATCCCCAGGTTGGGCCGGTCGGCCTAATTGGGCGGCGACAGCCGCTGGGTCGGTGGACAAATCCCGGCCGCGGGTGACAACCAGCTTGGCCCATTTGCCGGAAGGGGTTTCAATCCCCAGGGTCGCCCCGCCCGGGTTGGCTTTTTCGTTATTGGGCAGGAGATCCAGTTTGTACCCCGGGAGAGATTTGGATAACTGCTCAGGGGTCCACAACTGTGGCGAGAACGCCGCAGGCTGCCCGGATTGGGTGACATGAAATAGAGGTTGAGGCTGAGACATCTTGGTCCGAACTTCAGGGGTGATGTCGATCTCCCAGCCTTCCAGGATCTCCCCTTTGGTATCTACAATCTCTATCTTACGGGGTTGTTGTCTAGTCAGCTTTTTTACATAGCTGGGAATACGAGTATCGTAGAGGGTTTGATGAAACCTTCCACCAACCTCCAGTTCCTGGCCTTCCAAATTGTGCCAGGACTCCCCAGGGCGAAATTCTTGCGTGGGTTGGGCCAGTAAGCGCTCTGTGATTTCTTTGCCTACATAATCAGGCAGTTTATCAGGATCGATGGTTCGATCAATTACGTCTTCCTTATTAAATCTGCCAACCAGACGGCGCTCTTGGGGATTGTATCCTAACTCATCTACGACCTTACGCAAACTATATCTATCTGCCTGAGCTTTACCTCCCAACCATTGGAATTTTTTGTAGTCCCCCTTTGCAGCCTCTTGTAGCGTGCGCCGAACAGCCAACTCTGCCCAAGAATCTGGAAAGGGCATAGGTGCCAAAGGCAGCTTATCTACATAGTGCCTGTTAATAAAGGCGTCCACATCCGGCACGTCCATCAAGTCCAAATCGTCAGAAAAGTGTTCCATAAAGTAGTCCAGCATCACCTGACGCTGGCCCGCGTATCGGCCCGGAGTCAGTATTGGATTCCGGCTGGCCTCATTCAGAGCCCCGACAAATAAACTCCGTTTATCTTCGGGTAGATGGGTAGTCATCCACTCCACAGCTTTAGCTAGTATTGGGGCCTCTTGGGCTGCATATACCTCTTTTGGGTCTTGCCCCGGTTTTAGGTACCCCCGGCTACGACCTTGCTGCGCCCAATCGGATTGCACCTCATCCAGCAGAAATGCTTTAGCCCCGTCTGGTAATACCCTGTCTGACTCACGCGTATGCAACATCACGCCTTGATCATCCGGCCAGTGAGTCTGGGCACCGCTTTTCACCCGTGGTTGAATGAATAGACGTTCCCGGTACGAACCATTTTCTGTGTCAGGGCCTCTGTAGGAATGGCTTGCATACCGAACATCCGTACCGGTACGTATGCGCTCGCGGAATTCATTGGCTTTGGGAAGCAATACCAAGTCCTCACGAGAGAGCAGATGATCCGGTGCGTATTCAGCAAGTTGGCGCAGCCCGGCATAAAAATCATGCTGATAGGCTTGTTCGTCTTTCTTGACGCCCATGTTATCCAGGGCGGCTAGGGCGCCTTTGGCAGATATTCTTTCCGGGAGCTTCTTGATACCCGTAAGTAGTTTGGATTCAAACTCACCCATCTGCTGATCAACAATAGAAAATTTCGGATTGGATTGGCTTGCCGCTTCCCCACCAGCCATCCCCCGGATTGCTTCTCCCTCCGGCCCCAGGATGCCTTCCATGGATTTGCCAAAAGGGATTTCGTACTGATTGCCATTCCTATCCCCAACCCAGATCCGATCAATCACCATCTCCTGGCCGGTTAGGGGAGAGGGGCCGATATGGTTTTGGCCTTCCCCGGGTTTCAAATAAGCCACGGTAATGTGGGGGGAATACCCCAGCTTATCGCCTTTGTCGGGGATATGATCAATGCCGGATTGGGCTAGCGCATCCCTAATCCCCTCCAATTCCGGGGATTGATCCAGGTCGATTTTTAATACCTCTCCATCTCCCCGGTCGGGGAATAAGGATGTCTCCCCCAGCCGGACGGTAATTGGAGCTTGCCCCGCAAGGGCCTGGCGGATTTTGGGTATCGCCACCTGTGGGTCATCCTGGATCCCATACCGAATGGTAAGATGGGGATCGGTCTCGCGCCCGGATTCAGCCAAAGCAGAGTCGGGGATGGATTCCCCCAAGAATTGAACCCGAGCAGATAGATCCTCAGGGAGGTTGTATTGGGTGGTACCAGATTTGTATTTGGGCTCAGCTGGGGCGGAGGGAGCCCCATCACCCATAGCCTGATCCAATGGAATAATATCCGGGGATACCGGGGCCGCGGCCTCGGCCGCCAACGAGTCTGCTTTAGCAGACTCTGGGACAGATCTCATTTTCCCCATCACCTGGGCGGATTTGATGGCCCCCAACAAATTGGCTTGCGCCAGGGTATTGGCTGCCACTCCCAGCTGGGCTTCGCCGGATTTCAGGCTGGTTAGGGCTTGGCTATATTCCGGGCTGGCCGGATCCATTTTTCCAACCTCATCCACCAACTGGTTGAATCCTGCGATGGATTCCTCCAGGCCGCCAGCAAATTGTTTGGTGGGGGAGTTGGGGAGTAGGGCCTCGGCCGCGCCGGATACCGCACTGGTATAGCCTGGGATGTGGGATTCTGGCCACCATCCTGCAACCTTGCCCGCAAATTTGGCCATCCGCGGATCGGCCCCTACATACTCCAATCCTTTGCGCACGCCCTCCTCTCGGGCATACCCACCAGCCACCCCAGCGCCGATCGCTACCGCCGCAGGGATAGATGTCACCGCCCCAGCCACTAACGCGGGCAGGATATAAGGCGCAGAGGCTTGCTCCAGACCTTCAATGGTATCCGCCGCGGCGCCTACCCGTCCGGTTAAGGTCGGGGGACGCCAGGCATCCGGATCCAACTGGGGCTGGGCGGTTGGGGTGGTTTGGGCAGGTCCCGCCCCGGTGCCGGCGCTAGAGGTGCCAAAGCTGGCACGGGAGAATCCCCGGAGAGCTTGATCCAATCCGGGCTGGACACCTTGGAATCCCGGCATCGGCCCCGGCATCGGCAGTTCCCTACCCACCCTGGGGAATTCCCCAGGCCGGCCGGCGGCCGGCGGCCCCTGTAATCCAGTAGGGATAGGTGCCGCCGGCATTGGTGCCGGAGGGAGGGGAGATATCCCTCCAGCGCTAGGGAGAATTTCAACTGAGGGGTCAGATAAAAATCCCAACGGCGCAGGTGGCGCGGGGGTTGATTTGGGTTTGTTAAATAGCGTGCGGGTTGCCGGATCGGTAGGTCCAACAAAAACTGGTGGAGGAGCGGCGGAGGCGCGTCTTTGGGGATAGGAGGAAACCCCCGCCGCTTCAGGCTGTGGGCGTTCCACGGTAGGAATAGGACCGTGGGGCCGGGGTTGAGAGGCCCCGACACTAGGATTATGGGGGATCGGAGAGGTAGATGTCAACCCTACGGATGGGGATATTGCTTCTAGCTCTACCTCATCCGGGGCAACCGGCTCTAGTGCGACCTCATCAGGGGCAATTGGCTCCAGAGGCACTTCATCCGGGGCGGTTTTCTTTTTCGTCCCATACATAGCTGGGGGTCCTTACTTGATCTTTTTCAGTTTCTTTGTTTGGGGATCTAAGTTGTACATGGATCCGTCAGGTCCTTGGACTTTTCCTCCCGGGGCTTCGGTATAGCCTGCGGGCAGTTTGAGTCCGGGGGGCAAGGATAGCTTCCCCGGAGCCGACTGGCCAGAGCTTCCTGCTCCACTGCCCGTAACCATTTGTGGATTGCCTGATTGCGCGGCCCCTGAGGCTCCTTGGGCTTTGGTCCTGATTTCTTCCAGCTTACGGGTAGCGTAGGATTCTCCTTCCTCGGGTTGGTAGATATAAGGTGTGTCTACCCCTTTTTGCCGAGCGTACAATCTCTCGGCCTCATTGCGCTGATCACGGAATGTTTTTTCAATCGTCAGCCGCTGGGTCCAGTATTGCTCCGCCGCGGGGCCGGTTAGCATCTCTGGGGTTTTGGGGTCATAGGTATCAGCAAATTTGAATTGCTTAGCCAAATCAGTAACACCCTTGTGGTAGGTGTTTTCTATTTTCCCCAGGCGGTCGATCTTGGCCTTCTCAAATTTGTCGTCTCCCCCTGCACCGGCTTTTTGGCGTTCGGCCCGGAGCCGGGCATCTTGCCTTGCCCAGGTTTGGGATTGGGTATGTTTGTTTATGCTCTCGCGGGATTTACGGTTTTCTTCCGCAATGGCCTCAGCCGATTTCAGTTTGTCCTGACCCAAGCTATAATCAAACGCCATTTCATCATCTTTGAGCCGAGATTTTTCAACTTCCTTGAGGGTTGATTCGTGGAAGTAAAACTTCCCCGGCTCATCAGTAAAGGTAATGGGTTTGTGGCCGCGGGCATCCAACTCCTTGACCCTGTCAGGAGTGACCTCTCGCAAACTGAGCTGGTCTTTTAGGGTGGCGGTGTCTTGATAGCCTGCTGCAATAGCCTGCGCACGGGTGATTTGCCCGCGATTGCGGGATTCCTGCACATCCAGCGCAGTGTCGGCTTTGATCCCCGGCTCGTTCCGGTAGCGCCAGGCCTGGGCTTCTTGGAGTTGCTGCTGGCTGCGGGATTTCTGGATGTCCAAACTAGCATCCAGGAGGTCTTGGGCATTTTTCAGATCAATTTGCCACTCCTGCATCCGCTGGGGGTAATCGCCCTCGGTGAGCATTTGGCTCAGTCGCCCCGGCTGCCTAACCGCTGATCGGGTTGCTGCAGATGGAGATGAGGCCAGATAGCCCTCCAAGCCCCCAACCGCGGCCGCGCCGGCGATCTGCCACCATTTGGGTTGGGGCTGCTCGGGGCGAGCAGCTTGGGTTTGCCGTAAATACTCCAGCTCTTGAGATCCCGGCGGCGCCGGCGGCGGGGATTGCCGAGCATTGTCCGGCGGGGGGATAGGGGGCATCCCCGGTTGGCCTATGGGGGGAGTGTTGGCTACCCGAAATTGGCCCTGGCCGGGGTTGGCCGGATCTGGCCCCGGCATCTGCAGCGGCATTGCGGGCGGGGCGGAAATCGGGGACAGCTGGGTTTGCTCCCGGATTTGATCGGTGAGATACGGATCTTCGGGGGCCAGCGGGGCAGCGCGGGGGGCGGGGGGTAGGGGAGATCCCTGAGGGCCCGGTAGCTCTCCAATCCCTCCAATCCCTTCCGGCGGGGGCCACATGGGATTTTGTTCCGGCATCTCCCCAATCACATCATCCAGATAAGGACTGGGCATGAGGGACTGCCGGGGTTGGGGAGGAGGTGCATATCCTCTCTGCGGAGGACGGAGGCCATAGGATTGAATTCCCATGGCCCCATTATAGGGCTATTGGGAAGGGTTAGCCATACCTCAGACCACCATACCCCGGGTTTTGATAATCCACCTGGGGCGGGCGCGATCGCTGGCCCCCCAGGGGATCTTCCATTTGGGGCATCACCGTGGGGTCCATAGGTTGGGTAGACTGCAGGGCTGGCATATACGGTTGTCCCATCCGCTGACGCCGCCGGACGGATTCCAATTGGGCCGCCGCCAGGGGATCTTGGGGCCCCGGCGGGGTAAGGGGTTGAAGCGGATCTTGAGGATAGGCCTGGGATTGGGATTGGGGGGAATACGGTGGTTGGGGATTCATTTGGTCAGATTCCTTTTACTTTCTATGCTGCCCAGGATACTTGTTTCCGCCGGGAAGCCGATCCGGATTCGGTTGGATTATAGTTCATGGATTGGGGCAAAGGCCCACCCGTAAATGATGTCTGCCCCGGGTTGGAATATCGGGGGCCGGCATACCCCCCAATCCGGGAAGTCCCCCCACCTGCGGATGGATAGGATTTGCCCGCAGGCATGGAGTATGTGGATTTCGGGGCCAGGGCCTGGGGGTTGGCAGGGGATTTGGTCAATCCCGCCCCACCTTGGGCATATGCCATCCCGGTAGCCGGATTGGTCAGGCCTTCCAACTGGGCCGGGGTAGCCATAGTGGACCGCCCGGTACCCGCCCGATAGCCCGACATCCCCCCAGAAATCACCCCTAACCCCGCCGCAATGCCTCTCTCCAGGGGTGTTGGGGCATTTTGCCGGGCCAGCTGCAATTCTTCTGCGGTTCGGTAATCTCGGGAGTAATTCCCGCCGGCGGTGTTTTGGGCGCCGGTTCTGGCGCCATATGCGCCTACCTGCTGGCCCTGGCCAGTCAATCCACCTTGGTAATACATTCCGGTGTTGCCTGCCAGGTAGCCGCGGCGCTCTTTTTCAAACTCCAGCCGCTGGTTGGCGATTTGGGTATAGCGATCGCCAAGGGTATTTTCGGTTTGGTAATTCTGCTGGTACCGGGTTTGATCTACATCCCGCTGGGTTTGCTGACGATTGCCCGCAATATCCCTGGCCCGGCCGGTAGCAGCATCATCTCCCGCCATAGCTAGCTGGCTACCGGTTGAGCCAATATACCGGTTGTTGAATTGGCGCATATTACCCAGCTCCCGGTTTTCATTCAGGGCTGTGGTTCCCAGATATTGCTCACCTTCCATCCGCATGCGGGCCAGATCGGCTTCGGTCGCCAATCCCCTATCCAGCATGTCTTGTTCGGCGGCCGTACGGCGGCCAGAGAGATTCAATTCTCCCTGCAGGGCCATGCCTCCACGGGTTTGTTCTGCCCCCAGCCGGGTGTCTTCCCGGCCTTTTGTGGTAGCCAATTGCAATCCGCGGCCGGCGACCCGGGCCCCGACCTGGGCGTCAGCGGCTTCGGCCCCGGCATCCCGCAGATAGCGCTGTTTCATTGCCGCCACACCCATGGGGTTGTTGACATCCGACGTGGCAGCCTGCATCTCCAGGTCGTTCATGGCGCCCTGGTATCGGGCCCCAACCGCATGGCCGGCTTGGGTTTCCAGATCGGTGATGTCTTTATCCCCAAACTGGTAGTCCCGCATGAACTCATCGGACACGCCCAGTGCGGGGTCATTATATACCCCCCGGACATCAGTTTCCCCCTGATCCAACGTCCCCCGGATCCGGCCCCCGCCAGAATCTAACAGTCCACTGGTGGCGCCCTGGTAGGCTCCGATATCCCCCCGGATGTTACGGTGGGACTCGTTTAATCTGTCAAATCCCCGCTGTTCGGTAAAGTCCTGATCGGTATAGATGTTCCCCGCCACCGGGTTGAAATAATCCGACCCGGCGTTGGGATTGCCCATGATGGCCCCGATTTCATCCGGCTGCAGTCCCCACTGATTAAATTGGTCTGGGGTAGTCATGCCCCCGCGGAGTTGATTCTCCCGGGCCATGGATTCTTGTTCAGCAGGGGAATAAATCTGGCCGGGTTGGTATGACCCGGCATCAAACCGGTACTCCCCGGTTAGGGGATCAACACCTCCCGAGGCATAGGCCTGATCCCCGGCGCGTTGGTATCGGCCCTGATTGGCCCGGGCATCCCGGATCCCGGTTTGGATATCCCCTTCCATTTGGGGGTTGCGGTTGCGGGCATCCCACCAGTTGGCGTAGCCCATATCCTGCGGATAGCCATAATTGAAGTTGGTCCCGTAGTCCTGGGGGTTGACATACCAATTGGGATCGTAATCCACATCCTGGTATTCATACTGACCGTATTGGGAGGTTGGTGAGGGCCGGCGTCCGGTGGGCATAGATGTGGGGTTCCTTCTCCTTCCCTATCCTATCCCTAATTGGGGTAGGGATCAACTTAACAATCCATGACCAGAGGCAGAAGACAGCTTGGCGATCAGATCGTTGAGGCTGGCCTTGATCGCATTCAGCATGGCTTGCTCAGTGGCGGTATAGGTGGCGCCGGCGGTTTGGGTGATGGTCGACACCGCGGCCTCCCGAACCCCTACTACCTGGTTTCCCCCGATCCGCAATTGGGAATTGGTCCCATCCAGCTCAGCCTGGACTGCACCGGCATTGTCAGTCAGGGATAAGGTAGCGCCCGTGGCCCCCACCAGCAGCTGGCCGATCCCGGCGCCTACTGTGCCTTGTATAACCGCCGCAGGGGTGCCATCCGCCAGGATATCCACCCGCGCCCCGCCGCCGGCCGGATCTTGGATTTGGATCACCCCCGGCTGGACGTAATCTGTCAGCTCCCCCCTAGAATTGAGCAACAACAATCCATCGCCTTCTATCGGTATAGGCTCCCGCAAAATGGCTTCAATTGTGGCAATGCCCATTTGCAATTCGTATAGGGCATCTGCCAGGGCTTGGGCTTCCCGGGTCCCGCGGGCTCGCAAAATTTGTAATAGGGTTTCTACCCCCACAGATGCGGGAGCCAGGGATCCTATAACGGGCCCGATTTGGATTTGGATAGGCATTGGGGAATTGGTTGGTTATCTGTGTTTGGTGGCACCCGCGTAGTATTGATCCCAACCGGATAGCTGGAACCAATCTCCGGCGCTGTTGCCATTTCGCCATTCAATAGACGCCCGCTCATTTCGGAGATCCATCAGGCGGGTATACACCACCCCCGGGCTGGCAGATAAGGTAATCGGCGCCAGGGTTTGGGTACGGACATCATCATACCCATAGGCAATCCCAGACATATTGCCCACCCCCGTGGCGCGGACTTCTGTCCCGGGGTGGTAGTTGACCAAAAATTCTGTATCAATATCCGGCATATAGGGTCCCCTATATCGGGAGTCAATCCGAGATCCCGAATCAGTATAGGGAGTGGCATGGGTAGCTGGTTTATACCGGAACATCCCGGTGCCGTCGTTGGGGGCCAGCCATAATTGGTTTCTTACCCCGGTATCTACCGAGTCCCCAAAATTTTCAGCCACCACAATCCCCCGAGGGGAAATAGTAGCCCCAAATTCCCATTCCGAAAACTTCACTCGGGCAGGGGTCAGCCCGGCGGAGTAATCCCACATAAACACCCGTGGCCCAGCCGCGGTAGTGCATAGGACAAAAATCATCTGGTTAGCGCGATCTTCCGCGATTTGGAATGGAACCGCTGACCCGCCTGGCTGGGGCCACAAAATCCGGGCCCACTCAGCTTTCTGGTAGTAGGATATAGGCAACTCTGAGTAGGTGCCGTTGGAGAAAACATACAACCCGGATTGATGGGCAACCAACCCAATCCCAGAGGGATCCACATAAACCCCGTTGATATGGCTGGTTCCTATTTTTCCGGAGATTTGCCGAGGGTTAGGCCAGGTAGCCGGATATCCCCCAGTGTCATTAAACGCCTGAGTGAAGTTGTGGCCCAGAATATAAGCCACCCCCTGATGGTAAAACCCGCAAACCGGCTCTTGCTTGCCTAGCAAAAACCGATAGTTCCTATCCACCGCAAATGACTCCGGTTTGGCAGTGTCAGAAAACATAACCCCCGGCCCACCCATAATTGCATTGTTGCTGGTAGCCACACAATACGCCATACGGGCGCCCATGGAAAAAATGAATCGGGGGGAAAACGGCGGATTCAAGTCTGTGGATGTCAACAACCCATCCTGATCCAGGGCATCCCGCTGTTGGGAAATAATCCCATCCGATACCTTGAGTTGGGGAAAGGATGCGGCCCCGGCGCCGCCAGGGGTAATCACAGTCGACGCCACCGGCGCCCACATTAACCTAGCCTGGTTGGATACGGTGGTTACCAACAGGTATGCCCCAACAATATCATTCGGCCAGGTACCGGTAGGGGTAAGCGTAACCGTTACCCCATCGTTAGCGGCGTTGGTATGGGACTGCGGAACCCATAATCTGGGTGTGCCAGATGTAGCCACCGGGCTATTGCGGGTTAGGTATCCCGATCGGGTTTGGAAAACCACACCATACAATCTGGTACCCGCCGACATCCCACTAGCTACCGCGGCGTTAGCAAATCCCATTGTGAATTCCGCAGTGGTTAAGGGTCCCCGGGCACCGATATAACTAGCTGCCGATGCGTAGTCATAATACCAAAACCCGCTGGCCGCAGTGAAATAGTTGTCCAGGAATGAAAAAAACAGCAGTTCTCCATAATCCCGCAGCGTAGCATACCCCGCCGCATAAGCCACCGATTGGACCAACGCCGAGCTGCCGGCGTCGTACTGCATGGTCCGGATCTCGCCATTCCCCCCGGCATTTGTTCCCATCCAGGCCAACTGGGTTTTTCCTGCCCCCGCCCGGAACCAGGCATGCAATTGCCCAATCCCGGTAAGGGTTAGGGCGGTGCCTTCCTGGTAAATGCCCTTGCGGGTCTTGGCGGATTGCGGCAGATATTCAATGTTTCTGGCCACCAGCCCAAACGGAGGCCCCACATTGGAGGCCTCTGCCCGGGAGTTGACCCCGTAGAAATCCTTGACCGCCCGCTTGGGATAGGATTGGAGAATAGACACTGGGATCCTTAGGACAACAGAATCGACCAATCCTCTGCCAATACATCTGTCTGGCTAGCCAACCAGGGAACCAGATCTCCCTGAGCGGTGAACATATAGATATAGGGCAGAGTCATTTTGGAATGGGCGTCGGGCCGCTGCAGAGCCAGCCACATATTTTTCCCGTTCCATCCCGCGCGTGCCACTTTTTGTCCCAGTTTCAGGGCTTCAATTGCTTGTCCGAAGTTCATTGCTGGATTCCTTACCTTTCTTTAGCCTTTCAGGGTGAAAAACACCGTGATGTCCAGAGTAAACGCCCCCGCCGCGGCCGATCCCACCTTGCGCAGAACCAATCCTTTGCCCGGGTTGCCGGCGGCCATAAACCCTGTCCCCAAAACCACATTGGCCGTTTCTGGGACATGCTTTGACCCCGAGGTCAGATCTGCCACCGCAAAGGTGGCGATATCCACCGGCGTGGCATCCCCTGTGGATAGCCGCAAGGTTGTCAACCCGGTAATGGCCGCGGCATTGACCACCACAAAAAACCCTACCGGCACGATGCTAAAATTGGCGATCATGTCGCCAATCAGCTTATATCCGGCGTCGGTCAGATCCGCGGCGACCAGACCCTTCTTGGTCACCGCCATCATATTGCCATGGTAGTTGAAGTTGGTAAAGCCCTTGTCGACCATGGCCTGAATCAATTGCGTAGGGACAATCATGTCTGTCTATCTCCTTAATACGAATTGTAACCTAGCGGCCCGATCGGCCGACGATAATTTCGATACGGCGGACGCGCTTTGGCCGTCCGTTGCTGACGTTTGGTTTCTGCCACAATCAAGGCATGCAAGGCCCCGCCGGTAGGGCGGTCTGCAGTAGGGGTGATTCCCCCGACCGGCGCTCCGATAGCCTGGGTCCGCAACTCTGTCAATAAGGCACCCTGGGCGCCCTTGGAAGACCCTGCCAAAAAAGCTGTCCACAGCCCCAGGAATCCCAAACTTCCCGGGTACCCCACATAATCCCCAGACGCAATGAAATTCATAGCATCCGAAAACTCATACACCACTCGCAATTGGGTAGGGCTGCCGGGCGGGGAGATCCAAATCCCATTACCATGTTCTGCCCATTGGGGCAGCCCGGGCACGCCTTGGGGATTCAGCAAATCATCCTTGCCGTTGAGCTTATGCCAGCCCTCTGCCCCTCCCCATAACAGCCAAGAATCTGCCCCCACGGTTATGGCCCCGGAGTAAAACTCCCCAATCACCGATAGGGTATTAGCCCCAGTTACAATCGCCCGAAAGCTAGAGTTCATCCCTCTGGCAGGCGACGAATTAGGAAACAACCCAGTGGTTTCCACCTGATCATTGCTGGCCCGGCCGTGGGCGGCCCCGCAGGTGATACCCAGGGATGTGGGATAGGGGGGGCCTCCGGAAAAAATCGCCCCGGTGATTTGGGTCCGGGAAATCAGCGGCCGGTGATAGATCTCCATCACCCGCCCACAATCCGGTATCCAAACCCGCGGATTGAACTGGCTGACATCCCCACCCATGATGGGAATGAACCCAATCCGTCGTTGGCGGATTGCCCCAACCATGCCCAGGCCAGACTGCATGCCCTCTATAGCGGCCTTGACCCACTCCAGCAACAGAGTGTTGGTGTAGGTCTCGCCGCCGGCCACCTGGGTATCCCCCAAATGATGCCGGGTGCGGTCACAAACCTGGGCAATGGTTGGGTCCTGAGCCATAGGTTATTTGCCTTCCGTCTTTGGTAGATCCACCGGCTTAGCCGGGGGCGTTTTGGCCCCCGCTGCAGGCTTTACCTCCACCTCTACTGGCGCCATCATACCACGGTCCTGCATGAACCTTCCCACAAATGGATCCTGGGCAAAGATCTCCACCGGGGGGAACTTGTATTGGCTGTACCAATTGGGCAGATCCGTCTGGCAACCCTGGCACCGCAGAGCCTCTTGAGGGATCTTTTTAGTGCAGGCCGGGCAGCGTTTTTGGATCACTTCCTCAATGGACTTGTTCCATTCCCGCTCTACCCCTAACCAGTCTGCACCCAACCGCATCAGGTCTGAGATTTCTTTCTGACCGGTGCGGGCAAAGGAAATATCCGCGGCCATCACTAGCTCCCGGAAATAGATCTCCTGGCCGGCGCGTAGCTGCGCCACAAACTGGGGCAGCTCAAACCCGCCATTCGGATTCCACACTCCGATCCCTGCCCGGCCGGCACCCGACGCCAGCCCACTGGTCCATTCCGCTACGGTAGCCTCTGCGATCTGCTGAGCAGCAATCGGCGCCGGGATGTAATGGTGATCCCGGCTGTTGGTGATGTCCAAAATCCACTGGAAAGAATCGGTAATCACCAAGGCCGAATACCCTGCCCCCCGGGTTACCGATTGCTCCGGCTCATCAGTCCACGGCAGCAGATTGGCAAACTCCGGAGACTGAACCGCATTGGCCATGACCTCCGGGCGCATCTTGCGGATCCGAACCTGATCCCGCTTGGCCGGCGGCAGCAACAGCAACAACTGGCCCACCAGGGGCAATTGGCGATACCGGAAAACCGGAAACACCGAGACAATCATTGATGTCCGGGCTTTGGTATGGGCATTGAGAAAATGCGCAGGCACCGGCCCGGCCTTTGGGTTTTGTTCCTCATGCCGGAGGTTCCCCAAATTAAGGGGCTGCCCTCCGTAGGTGTTGGGATCGGCTGCTGGATTATGTGGTCCCATCTGATTTACTGATTACCCTTTCTTTTTGATTACTGTTGATCCATGATCTGGCTGGACCGCGGAGGTTTGGGGGGCGGATTAAGCAGGTGGTCTACTGATATCGCTATCGACCCGTCACTAATCAACCCTGCGTTCATTACCCCGCCAGCTACTGCACCATCTGGCGTAAATATGCCATCAAATTCTTTCTCTCCGCCCCTTGCCCAAATCCCACCCGATCCCCTTTTGCCGGGGATGTGGTCATACGCCGGCAAGACATTGCTCAGCTTGCCCATATTGGCATCCAGGGCCCGGCGTTCTTCGGATTTCTCATTCCGTTCCATCTGGGCCAGGATCCCTTCCATCCCCAACTGGGTGTCTTTTCTCAAAATCCGGATAAACTCCCAGGTGTCATCCTTTCCCGGCTCCTGATTGGGATACAATTGCACAACTCCTTGACTGTGCTCTACCGGGAAATAACTCCCCTCCCCAGGCCATTCCAGTTTGTCCCCAAACCGGGCCCGAAACTCCTCAAACCCCCCGTTGTCCATCCACCGGCACATCACATAGCAATTGGCAATTTTGGGTAGTAGTTTCTCCCGGGTGTATTCCGGCTCAACCCGCGCCAGCAGCCGCCCCGATTCAGGATCGGCCTCTTTTATTTTATAGGCCGGATCCAGTTTCCCCCCTGGATCTTTGTATACCACCAGTTTGGATCTGAAAAACTCCCCATCCTCCGACCATACCCATTTGTAGCGATTGGCACCGGTATAGGACCGTCCCAATTCCTCCCCTAGAAGTTTGTTCTGGCCCTCAACCCGCTTTCTCCAACCGAGTTTCATTTTATCCCCTATTCCCTTTGCCTAAAATTAAGGGCAAGGCAGACTTTCATCTGCCCTGCCCCCGGGTTATGACCTTAATTGATCGGCCCCGCGCCGATCAATATCCGGTCGGAACCGACAAACCGGTCAAAACCGCCTGGGCGCCCGGATCAAAACACACATTATCAAACGCCTGTTCAATGAACATGTGCTCGCTGGCAACCAGCTGACCCGAGGAATTCCGGCCCTCGAACACTGTCCGGCCGCCAACCTCATACGGTCTGGCGTCGAACAGCTGGGCACGGCCCCACAGTTTGGGATTGATGTAGTCAATCCGGTCTTTGTACTGCCGCTTGGACAGGTAGTGGGTAATACCACCCGCCTGAAACACCCGCTCTAGCCCGGTATTGGCCGGCATGATGTCGATCATTTCGTCTTTGGGCCCGCGGTGCCATTCCGAGATGGTGATGCCGATAGCAAAAATCTGGGCCCGCTGGGCCATATGCGCCACGCCGATCATGCCCTCAAACACAGACTCATCGCGTTTTTGCCGCATCTGATCCTGGATCAGAAGGATATCGTTGTGGGAAATGGTCCCCGATACCGATCGGTAGCTGGGCATCAACTGCGGAATGGTCGACCGTTGCACACCCAGATAATACAGCGCCGAGTTGGTCTCGTTGGCGTAGTAGATCCCATGCCGGAAGGTATCCCCTGACAGCGGCCAGGTGGACTGACCGTAAACCGGTGCGCCCGCGCCGCCCTGAGCAAACATACCCGGGATGGCAAACCGATCGGTGCTGGCCGCGCCGGTTACCGTCCCCAGCAAGTAAACGATCTTGCTGGAGTAGTCGATGTGGTGGATGATAAACGGATAGTTGGCTGTGGTTCCGTTTTGGCGGTTGTTGGCCAAGCCCGTGTCATACACATGGACTGCCATACCTTCCCGGAGCCGATTGGTCCCCAGGTAGTCACTCCCACCCGCAAAGGTGTAGGTTGTGCCCGACGCCCAGCTGCCCGTGGCCGACGCCGCATTGGTCAAAACCCCATCTCCAGCAGTATGGAGAACCACGTCATCCCAGCAGCCCAATTCCACCATGGACTTGCTGAGCTGGAACTCAAATGCATTCACCACCGACTGGCCGGGGCTAGACGTTGTGTCCTTGGTCCGGCGGGTAATGGAAATGCCATACGAGGTATAGATATACCCCGCGGTCATCTTGTCCACCAACATACCCGAACCAGTCCCAACTACCCCGCCGTCTGCATCGAACTTTTGGAAAGTTCCGCCCGCAAACAGCAACAGGGGGATTCGGTACAGCTTGTCCGAAATCTGTTCGACATTGGCCTTGCCAATGAGTTTCGCCAACCGATCGGTTTCCTCATACAACTGTTGTAAAACCGGCCGGACTTTTTCAATCATCGCCTGCAGGACATCTCCCGCCGCGACTGTGGTTCCATTAACCATGTGGTCCTCCTAAAAAATAAGGCCCGGCATTGGGTCAGTTACGCAACACGTTGGCCAAAACAGACTGGATATATTTCTGGTCTGTCTCGCCTTTTTCTCGTGGTCGCAACTTACCGTCTGTCTGACCTGCTTGCGGCGCCCCTCCCGGGGCCGAGGGAGAACCTGCTGGAGTGGGATCTCCGGATGAAGCTTGCCTGGCTTTGGCCGCATCCGCTGCTGCAGCCCCTGCCACTGAACTTGCTGTGTTTTTGATCGACTCCGCAACCTGCCGTCGAATGATCGGTGAGGCTCCGCGGATATACAACTCTACAATCTGATCGGCCCCTGATTTCAAGGCCTCGTCATTGCCCAAATTGGCCTCTGCCCGTCGGAGCAGAATCGTCACCTGATCCATCAGGGCGGATTGATTTCGCAACTGCTCCAGAGTTCGGGAGACAATGGCATCCGTTGCCAATGCCTTCACCGACTCCGAAGCCTGCACGGGCTTTACCACCTGGGCTACCATCTCTCGGATGGCAGTCTCCCGGCGGGTAGTTACCTCAGCCTTCCAACCTTCAAACCGTTGGCGGGCTATGGCCTGTTCGCGCTTGGCCAATTCCTGCTCGCGGGCCTGCAGCCGATCGGATTCTGTTTCCCGTGCCGGCGGGGCCTGCAGCAAAACCTGCGGATCCAATGACTGCCCATTGGTAAGGGTGAAATATAGGCCGTTGGCCACCCCAAACCAGAACCGGCGATAGGTTTTGTTCTGGTCATCGGTGTCGGGGAATTTCCTGGCCACGCCCAGCAAATTCTGGATCTCATCCTCCAATACCCTATCCCTGGCCAGTTTCAACATATCCGGCGGGAGGTTTTTGGATAGATCCAAAAATGCTTGCGGAGCCAGCCGCAACAGATAATTCATCGCGGCGATGTTGTGGGGTTTTTCTCCCGATTGCAAATCCAACACCAAATTGGCCAAGGCCTGCGCATCTTTGGCCATAGCCGAAATTTGTTCCAGAGTTGGCCGATATCCAATACCGCCCTGGTCGGGAGGCAATTCCAAGGCCCGCATAAATTTGTGGTCAGCCCAAATCTGTTTCCCCCGGGAGGTGGTTGGGTCAATTGCCTCAGTAATCTCACCCTGAGGATCTTCCGCAATCCCCAACGCAGTGAGATCAAATTCCAACGCGGGCGGCGAGGCCCCCTGGGCGGGGACAGGCGCCCCCACAGGTGCAAGGGTTTTCTCCCCCGCCCCAACCGCGGGCAATCCCGGAATGTCGCTATTCCCCGTAGGGGCAGATGGTGTGGATACTGGCGCCAAGGGCGCCGCGGGCTGAAACTCGGCCAACAGGTTATGCAATGCTGTCGTAGCCGGGGTAGCCGAAGGTGCTGGAGTTGTAATCGGGTTTCCCATATCTTCCCCCTTAGGCTACTCCAATTTTCCGCCAATGGCAATAGGCAAGGGTCACTATCAATACCTCGATCATCTCGGCACCGGCCCGCTCAACTGCCGGGCTTGGGCATCCGGCCCGGCCGGGGGCACCCCGCCAGCGGGCGGCTGGCCCAACAATGGATTCCCAGCCGGTGCGCCTCCCGGTAATCCTTCAGAAGGGGGAGAGGCTGGTCCAGCTCCGGCCTCCTCCCCTTCAGGGGGCACCCCGCCAGCAGCCATGGCAGCAGCTTGCTGCTGCATCATAACCTGCTGATTGACTGCCAAGCCTAATGCCATAATGTTCATATACCCGCCGGGGTTGATTTCCCGCTGGTTCCGGCCTTCATCAGAAACCAACCATTCCTTAATCACCTGGATTGCCAACATGGGATCTACCACAAAAAGCAATCCATCAATCGGTCGGCTGGGCATCGGACCCATTGGCCCCGGAAATGGCTGTTCCGCCAACATACCGGTGATTTCTTCCATCACATAAGTCCGGGCATCATTGCCGGGAACCCGCCAGCCCGATATCCCCAATGCGGTATGGACCTTGGTCATGTTAGCCGGATCACCCGCACCGGTCAGCTGCCACATGGGCGGCCCGCCTTGGAGAACAAAATTCACTGCATCCCTAACCTGGCCCCATGTTGCCGGAATGGCTTCCTCAATGTCCAGGTAAAACCCGGCCAGATTCCCCTCCGGTGACAATAGGGTATCCATCTGCCGGACTTCCTGTTCCGTCAGGCCAAAGTTTTTCAATGCCCATGCGCCGTTTTTTTGCAGCAGCCTCAGGGCGCAGGTATAAATCCCCCGCCAGGCATTCCTCATCCCATTCCAGGACAGACTCAACTGCATCAGGGCCTGGTTGCGGCGGAGTTCCGCTTCCCTTGCAGTGTTGCTGGAGGACTCCGCTCCGAATATCGCCGGCAAGACCCCAGTGATTTCCCGTCCGGTTGCCATCAATCCCTGGATCCATGTCGCCAACTGAGGTTCGATCTTGGCCATCTGGACGTTGTACAAGGCCTCGGACATCTTTTGTCCAATCATTGGCCTAACCGGAATGAACTCCCCCGGAATCCCTGCCCGTGATTGCAGCGCCGCCGGGTCAATCATCTCATTGTTGATCAAGGTAACCGGGATGTTTCGCTGCACGGTTTCCGAAAACAAGGCATGCTGAAAATTGACCATATCCGCAATCGGAATCAGATCATAACTCACCGGATGGCCATAGATATAGGGTGATACCCCGGGCTTGCCATACCCCCAGCAATCAGATAGCGCTTCTCCCCTCAACCCCATCAACTCGCCTTCTACAAACTGGGCCCGGACCCCCCGCGGGAAGGCTTCTTTCAAAACATCCGCCAGGGGCCGCGCCGGCATCGGCACACCCTTAGCGTCTTTGATATCATGCACCATCCACGATCGGGGGATCGACCAATACCGGGCCGGGGTGATCCAAAACTGCCCAAAATTCCATCGGCTCCGGCGCTTTAACAACGGACTGCCAACCTTGCTGGCCATCAGCTCCCGGGTGATGTGGGCGGTTTGGCCGGTTTGACTGGCGGTCGCCCACCCGGGTAACCCCCCACCATCCGCCTCAACGGCCTCAATCATTTTAGGGTCATCTTGAAAGGCCTGTACCAACCGTCCGGAATCAATATCCTGGTCATACCATCCCCACACCGAATCCTCAATGTCTTTGGAATAAAATGGTACCGTAAAATCCGCCACAGTCGCCAGGGCTACCTTCGGCGCCCCGATCGGAAACGATTCCTCCCCTACCTGTTCCATATAAGGAATGGTGATCGGCTCTTGGGGTTGGAAATCCACCCCTCCGCATCGTTCACACATTATCGGCCGGGGTTCAGGGTATTCCATCCCACACCGCATACACTGCTGGCCTTGCATGACCAGCTGTTTTTCTTCAAACTTCCCCACCGACAACTTACCGTATTTCTGGGGGTCCACCTCCCAGTAGATATGAGGAAAATAAGTCCCAAACGTCCAGGCATTAAACGCCATCTGCTGCTGGATGATATCCACATCCCACGACCGGCGCAAGGCCATCAGGATCTTATCCGCCAGCTTTGCCCGTTTTTGCAGGTCCTCCGAATCCGACTGCAAAGGCATGGCCTTTACATTAGGCGCCCTGTTGGACAACACCGCTACAAACTTGTTCCCATCCCCCCGGACCAGATTGATATTCCCGTCATACAAAGCCTGCACATCCCGCTGAGAGTCTTCGAAATACTGCCCCTGCCCGGGTTGGGGCACAGGCAAATAATTATAGATTACCCCATGATCCACCTGGGGGTAGACATTTTGAAACCCGTCCCAATATAAATAGCTCCGTCGGGCCAATGCCAACTGGAAATACTTCTCCGGATCCACATCCGGAAACACCCGTTCTTGGATATACCGCCGCAAGGCCGGCCGCAGCGCATCAACCAGCGGATGTTTGGGCATTAGGCTCTCCCCCAATCTTTATCCCCAATTGCTGCTCAGCTACTTTCTGCAGTTCATCCGCCTCGGCTTTCATCCTATGCGCGTCGTCGACAAACGCCTGGCGGGTCATAGCCCGGGCCACCATATGGGCGGGGATTCGTTGGGGACCGGGGGGCGCGGCAACCCCGCCCCCCGCGGCAGCCCGCTTTAGGGCAGGGTGTTGGCGGTCTTGGTCATAAACCCCTTCTTCCATCACCCGCACCGCAAACATATCCGCCACCTTTTCCCGATCTGCCAGCAATTGGCTCTGAGCCAATTGCGATCGCTCATCCAGGGTTTCTACCCTGGCCTGTAACTGTGTCACCTGATCCTGCAGGAACTCCGCCCGGGCGTCAGTCGCCACCTTTTCGGCTTCCATATTCCGATAGGCCTCAAAGATCCGTAACCAAGACATAGCGCTTACGCTCCCTCTGGTGGCTGGCCCGCGGCCGGGCCCGGGCCGGGAATCAACCCACCCGCGCCCCCCGCCGCCCGGGCGGAATGCAGAGTACACCACCCGGATTCGTCTTTTGGGCCCTGTACCACAACACATTCCCCGGGGGGTTGGAAGTAATCACACGTTCCGCAAGCTTCTTGTGGCCCGTGATAACTGACCTGGGCATCGGTAAACATCTGGCTGGCAATGGGACCCTGGGCCATATCTGGCCCCGCGGGGCTCGGCCCCGCAGCCAATTCATCCCCATCCGGCTCGGGCGGGGGCGGGGGAGGAAGGGGCGGACCCCCCGGCCCTGGCCCTGGCATGGCAGGCATCGGTGGACCGCCGGGCATAGGCGGCCCGCCCCCGGGCATCGGCCCCATCCCCGGAGGCATCCCGGGCATCGGCCCCGGCATCGGCCCGGGGCCGGGTCCTGGCCGCCTGGGCGGCATTGGCATTGGTCTGCTGGCCATGGTTTTTACCCTTCCTCTTCCCTTCCCCTAAATCACCCCACCCGTTTGGTTGTTGACCTGCGCCAGAATCCGAATCTCCGACAGTTTGGCCTCTGCAGAAATAGCCTTCCCACAAACTCCCCGAATCATCTCCACCTTCAGCTCCGCCGGGATCTGGGTAGCGGCCTTTTGGATCTTGACCCACTCCTGGTAATCAATCGCCATCCACTCCCCACCCGGTGTCTGCTGTGCCAGCATAATATTGGAGTTGATCACCGCCGGCGGAGGGGTATATTTGCCATTGCTGCCATAATTGAACTGGCTGGCTTCCTCCCCCGACATCACCAACTGCACCAACACCGGCACCCCCGCGGGGAACAGATGCGGCCACTCCCGATAGGTCCGGATCACCGCATCCGAATAGGTATAGTAAAACCCCGGCGAATCGATCGGCTGGAGCAACAGCTGCTCCTGGTTGTTGGTGGCAAATGTGTTATATTCCCGAGTTGCCATCCCGCCGCCCCACCAGCTGGACCCGGGATACCACGCCGAGTTGTCCCGCCACGGCTTATACGGTTTTGTGTTGTCAACCGGCGCCCCCGTTCCTACCCCACCGGTTCCTTCATAGGCCTGCTTGGTTGGGTATACAGTAATGGTGTTTGGAATCAGGGCCGCAAGCCCCTTCCATGGATTGTTTGCTGCTGGAATCATGCTGGCAATCTCCTTATCGGTTAGTCATCGTTGTTGTCTGCGGTCAGCACCGTATTCAAGGCCGTGATCGCCCGGGTATTGGCCTCTACAATACTTCTGAATTCCGAAGCCACCTTGATCATAGCCTCTTCTGCAGTTTTGCGGTCCTGGCGGTAGAAATAGAAAATCAGTCCCGCCAGCCCCACACCCGATCCCCCCAACGCACCGTCCCAGGGCAATCCCAATCCCCCGCCAGGAGCGGGGGATCCTGCCCCGGCGGCTCCGGCAGTTTGTGCCAACAACGTCCCCAACAACCCCCCTACCGTCCCCCCTATCACTACAATTATCCCCGCGGTCAACAACCCCGTTCCAAAGGTGCGCATGCGATCTCTCCTAAGTATGTAAACTTTTACATCCCTTACCCAATACCCCCGCCCTGCGCGAGGATTTGATTTCCCCTACATCATACCCGGTAATCCCAATCCCTGCAATCAGTTTTGTCACGTGGTTAGAATGTAGTAACCGTACGCCACGCAAATGTGCCAGCCGAGTTAGCAGCGCACATTGTCATGAGGGTAGCCACCCCGCCCCCGGCCTGCTTCACCCAGATCCAACCCTCATTGGCGGCCGTACACGTACCGGGGTCTGAGAGGCTTGAAGTTTTTATCTTCATAAATCCCTCAACATAGGACGGGTTCTTAAACTGAATCTCGTTGTAGGCATTGATTTCAATACCCGCCCCTGTCACCCCCCCGCGGGCAAGCGAGTAAAGCTCTGTCCCCGTCCCAGACCGTGCGCGATAAAATTTCCCCGCATTCGTCGCATCTATCTCCATCCGGCCCCAATCTGTAATCCAATAAAGCCGAGCCAGATTGGGATCGGCGTTGCCTTCCGCCTCAGTGTGAGAGAGAACAAAGTTCCCCCGATTGCCGTTGGTGCCATAGTATATTTGGGATTGGTTTGAATCGATGTTGATGAACTTATTGCCATACGGGAAATTGGCCCCGCTTGCCCCATCCGACTGTTGGGTGAAGTTAATCGGCTTGCCGGTGCCCCCATAGGTGGAAAACCCACCATTGATGAATTTGTTGTTATCGGCATAAGCCAGCTCTGCCCCAACCGCCCCGGCGGCGGTGCCGTAACTCACCCCAAATCTTTCAAACACATTGGAACAGGAGGTGTGGTATGGCCCGGAATCAGAATCATACACCCCCGACAATCGTATCCCGCTAAACGAGGTACTAGACGCCTCTCCCATTGTGAAATTTGATAGCCTATTACCGCAGGTATAAAATGCCCATCCCCCAGATGCCTTGGCCTTGGCAGTGAAATCCATTCCCCAGCCGTTGGTGAACTTCCTAAACCCTACCCGATTGATTCCGGACTCCGCCACATGGTTGAACAATATCCCATTGGGGGTAAGGCCATTGCCATCCAAAAACACATCATTTATCCATACATTCACCACCGGGCCTTCCAGGCAAATCAGGGTTGTGATTGATGCCGTACCCGATTTGATTCGGGTCGCCCCCCGGGTAGAGTTCCCGATGGAAAAGTCCTCCCCAACCCCCTTACCACTCCCTTGCAGAGTAATCGCATTCTGGGTAGAATACGCCGATGTGGTCCCATTGCCAATCACTAACCCACAGCTGGTATATACCGGATGGGTGGTGTTTAAAACAAAATCCCCTGGCGGCAAATACACTACCCCGCCATATGTCTCGGAATCAATCGCGGCCTGGATAGCCGATCGCGAATCCGCAGCCCCGGTAGGATCCGCCCCATAAGCTACCACATTCTGAACCTGGGCTCCCTTATCCCAGGCCTTTATCGCCCCCGCAGTGTCCCTCTCCACCACCGTGCTGGCTGTGGCTGTGGTACTGGCCCCGGCCTTTCCTACCCCCAAACTGGTCCCGGATGTCAGATTCCATTGCGGGTAGTACAAATTGGTGCTGCTGCCCGGACCACTAACATCCCCGGTGCCGCTAGGCGGCACCGCCCACCGATCGCCATACAAAACCTTTGTGGAATCCGGAGTCCCCGTCACATTCATTCTGTTCACTGCCAACTGCCCGGTTGTGTCTGCTGTGGACAAATCCACTGCCCGGCACCCCAATGTACCCGCCGAATTGATGCTATTGGCAAACCCTGTAGCCGCGCAATCCCCCGGATCAGCAGTTAGGGCATTTGCGGTTGAGGCGTTCCCTGCCACATTCCCGACTACATTTCCTATCCACCGGAAATCCTTATCTACCCCCGCCATCCGGGCCTGGTCTTCCCTCCGAATCTCCAATATATAATTGGCCTGGCCGGATGAATACCTCTGGAAAATACCCGCCACATTGTCATTGGCCGGTATTGCCTCCAATTGCTGAACATCCAAATCCCCCTGGCTCCCCCTAACCGCAAAGGTATCAGCCGTGGCGGCTGTAGCCGCGGGTAGCCATGTACCCAATGTCCCCGTCGCAGACAAATAAGCAATATGCCCAATCGTGCCCCCGACTGTGGCGTTCCCAATTTGCCGCCGGGTAGTGCCATCACACCAATTCAGCCATCCCAAATCTGTATACAAAACCGCGCTTCCTGCCACACATGCCGGCAGGGTGCTGGTTACGTTTTCAATCCGCAAAAAGTTATCACTTCCTGTCCCGGAACTATCCACACTAATCCCGGTGGTAAAAGTCCTCCCCGCCAAACTGGTTGGGATCCGGGCATCCACTACCAATCCACTAACAACCTGGCTGCCGTCAATCCCAATCTCATCCGCCCCACCGTCATTATGCCGGCTAGCGTGGGCTGGCAAATCCGACGCCGCGGCTATAGACAAAACCCCTCCGGTATTTTTTACCAACCCCGTCGCCAACAAACTCAAGGCCTGCTCATTAGACAAGGTGGCATCCGGAGTCTGGGTAATATACGTCGCGGTGGTTGGCGCCCCAGATGCCGTCCCGGCATCACAAGTCAGCACATCTCCCCCACCCACCCGCGGATACTCCCCAACCGCGCATCCCGTGATTTTGATCGACGTCATGGCCCCAAAATCCAACACCCCTGCTCCCTGAGGCCGCAACCGCAAATCCACATTGGCATCCGTCCCCAAGGCCTGAATCAATGGCCCATTCCCGGTAGCCGCCTGGTACACCCCAATATAATTCACCGCGCTACTCACCTCCCCAAACAACAGCGTCAACAGCGAATTGGTATACCCCCGGACATCATTAATCCGCGGGCTGGTGATGATTTTGTTACTCAGGGTTTGGCTATCCGTCAGCCCAACCGCGCCGATATTGGCGCGGGCCGTTGCGGCATCCGTGGCATTGGTGCCGCCCTGGTTTACCGGCAAGATCCCCTTGGTCTGGGTCCCCAGCTGGATCTGGCCCCGGACCTCAATCCCCGCCAGCCACAATCCCCCGGCCAGCAACCAGAACCCAATCTTAAGTTTGTCCATTTTAATCACCTTGTCCCACCTCAAAAAATATACACCACCAGGGTATCCCCAACCTGCCCAACCACATTCAGGTGCAAAGCCGTCCCCGAATTGGTAAACCCGTTCGCATGCCCCAACACCAAATCCAGCCCATTCCATACCACCTGCAGCATCCCAGCACCCGACGGCGCTATGCTAAGGGTGAAATCCTGCAGGCTCCCGTTTAAGGAGCTGCTTAGGTCATCTACCGCCTGAACACCCCCGCCGCCCCCTCCCCCGGCATTGTTTTCGATCCACCCCAATCCCCAATTGGCCGGCAGCAACCCAAACGGTATGATATTGGCCTTCCGGCTGGCCGCTTTGAAGTTCTTCAGTGTTCCCATTTGGTTGAGTCTCCCTTATCCCCTACTGTACCCTAAACCCATTCCCCCCGGTTAGCCATTGCTTCATCCCAGCCGGCCGGCGAACCCTTGGGATCGAAAACCCCCCTGCCATCTTCTCTCGCTGGTCCTTATCTACCATTCGGCTCGCCCCGTCCCACGCCTGGCTGATCAAGTGCCCAGGGATCTCCCCATTCCACTTGGCCGCAATCTTGGCAAACATCTTCCGCAGCATCAGCTCTCGGGGCTCCTGGGATTGCGATTTGGCAAACCCCGCTACCAGGTACCGAAACGCATCAATCTCGTCATCCCCACCTTCCCCCGTTTCTGGATTGGCGTCGACCTTCTTCACATCCTCCCCGTCGTCATCATAGATCGCCCGCGGGATCGCATCCACCAAATACGGACAGGCATCCAGGCAGATCCACAACTTAGGCAGATCTTCCCGTTTGTGGGATTTCAGTACCGAATTGTAATACTGGATATACCGAGCCGACCCCCCAGGCCCGTGGAGTAACTTTAGGGCATACTCCATATCCAGATCTTGCGGATTGACATCAAACCCCCGCCAGTTCATCAAATTCCTAATCAACTCCCACCCCGCGATTCTGGCATTAGGGGCTTTCCTAATCACAATCCGGGCCTTAGCAATCCTATCCCGCATCTCCATATAATCCATCCCCATCCAGTCCTGGGCCTCAGATTCCCCCATTGCCTCGATTTCGTCTTTGCTTGGGGTATAAACCGATTCCCTCCCCAGCACCTCCTCAATCCCCTTGGCAAACAAATCCACCACCGAGTATGGATTATTACCAGCATCCGCATTTCTGGCATGAAACGCATCATGGCTGACAAACATCGGGATCCGGGGGATATCCATCTCCATCAATTGGGGTAGGACTTTTTTCCCAAAAATCCTTCCCGCCTCCTGGGCCCCCGTCCTGCGCATTGTCAGCTCGTCATAAACAATCAATCTCCCCGATGGTTCTTCCCGGGCCCCGCCATAAATACACAACCTATGGTTGAATCCCCAGTCCATACTGTATCCCCGCCACCACCATCCCGGGATTTGGATATCCGCCCGTTTTACACAATGGTTAGCCCATGCCGGCTCCCCAAATCGGGGCCCTTCCGGCCGGAAATCCTCAAAAAACTGGCTCCCACTCAGCGCATCCCAATCGCCATAGATATAGGCCCGCTGTTTGGCGGGGCTCATCGCCCGCAACCGGACATAATAAGTCGGATCGGCCTCTAGGAGTTTGGGGTTGTCCACAATCGTAGAGGGAATGAAAACCCTAGTCAACGACACAATCTTTTTGGTTCTGGGATCCCGATACTTATCCGAAATCACCGTCCTCCCCGGCACCCTCAGCCCGGTTTTGGAGTCCTTCAAAAACCTTTTCCTAACCCAATCCAATCCCGGCCCATCCGGATTGGTAGTTGACAACATTTGAGGCCGCAATCCCTTATGCGGACTGCGGCAGCTGGATTGAATTTCCAAATACAAATCCAGGGTCGGGATCTGGGTCAACTCCTCAAACAAAATCCGGTGATATTGGTGGCCCCGGTACTTGTGAAAGCTGGCCTCATCTTTCAAATGGGCGCATATAATCTTGGCCCCGGATGGGAACAAAAATGTTTTTGACTGGATCGAGTACCTGGCCCCTAACGGACTGCCGGCCTCGGCACAAAAAAACTGAATCGCCCGATCGATCCAGTCTTTCAAGTCATCCAGTTGCCGGCGCAAAACCAATGCCCTGTACCGGGGATGGTTAAGATAACTAATATTCACCTCGTCATCCTGTGGCAGATCCGGATTGCCCTTGATTAGCCACAACATCCCCCCGTGAGTCTTTCCTCCTCCACGGGCTCCCCCAAACAATATCTCATCCTCAGTCCGGATCAACACTTCCCATTGCGGCCCTTCCTGGGCCTGCAAAAATACCTCATAGTTGATAGGCAGCTGATCGGGCACACCCCCTGCAAAAGCCGCCGTAGCCGTGGGTTGTACCGATTCGTCCTTGTCTCTTTTTTGTCTACGCGCCACTATTATCCCCGATCTACCATACCTGGGTAGGCCCTGTATAGATCACTGTCCCCCCGCTATTACGGATTTTAACTCGGCCGTAAACAATTTTACCCGCGATCGCAGGAATCACCACTGTGCAGCCCGAAGAACACGCCAACCCAGTAAGAGTCTCGTGAGAGAACTTGAACGGAGTAGTAATATTTACCGAAGCCCCCTCAGCATAACAAGTCTCATCCCGGTTTTGTGAGCACTGAAAACTCGGGTTGTACCCAAATTCTACTAATGCATTATCGGCCCCGGTAACGGCTGTAATCGGTACCGGCACCGGGATGAATGTGCTGCGGTTTACCGTGTCTGCCCCCACCATCGGCGGAGGAGCGACATACCAGTGGCCTCGCATCAGCAACGCCTTACCAGTCGGATCAGCCTTGGTGTTCTCGGTCGCAGCCTCACGAGCAGCGCGCCACTCCTTGCTAACAGCGCGGGCCTGTGATCCATTTGGAATTGTCAGTCCATCCGCAGTCGGCACCTTCCACTGAACCACGGCTGCCCCTACTCCGTTGGTATGGCCAATGCACAAATCACCGTTCACTGTGCCGAATTGTGACTCGCGGCAAGGTAGCATAGGCGGCGGCAAGAACGTAGTATCGAAAAGTTCATTCACAACGTAGGCTTTCCCCGCCGTCGATCCGCTGAAGCAATCGTTGGCGACAATGGCCACGCACCACTTGCCTGTATCGCTGGCCGAGTCGGTTAGGGTATCCACGCGCACCATGGGGTAGCTTCCCATGTAAGCCTCAAGGTCGTAGTGCTTCGGGGACACGCCGATCTGCTCGCTGCCTACCTTCCCATTGAACTGGTATATGTAGGTTTTCCCGGAGGCTAGCGCAAACGCACTTTGGCCAGCGGCGTGGAACATCCGCGGGTGAATGTCCACAAACCACGATGTATCGCCTAGAAGCTGATTGGCTCCGGGGTGTTTCTCGCAACTGTTGCCAAAACAATTGCTTTCCTTGCTGGCGAACGAGCTAGGCATCGGCATATAGCTGCTGCCGCTATTGAATGATGCCTTATTGGCGGCAGGGTCTGCGAAATTGAACCTGCTGATCGAGTACTCCAGCATTGTGCCGTAGTAGCCAGCGTGGAATCCGTGGTTCTGATTCCGGTTCAAAAACGTATACGACGAATTGGTGCCATCAGAATCATTGCCGAAGTACCATGCTAGACCATGAGGTTGTTCAGGGTTCGTTGTTAACGGGTCCAACGTATATCCACCGCAGTTGGTTGCCCAGCTTGTGCCGCTGGTGTGGCTGGTGGGGATGTAGGAAGACCAGCTAGAGTTGTTTGACGCATAGCCCCAACCGCGATGCACCACAAGTTGTGTCTGGGAAACCTTTTGCACCACACGAACATATTCTGTTCCCTGCTTAAGAAAATCGCCTGCTTGCAGAGATTGATACCATTTCAAGTTCGGAGATAGTTCAGGATCACCGTTGGAAACTGGATCGCCGTCCACACAGCCGGCAGGCGCACCCACCGCAGCACATGAGGATGTTATGTCTATCGTTGAACACCAATTCTTTGCCACTAATGGTCCGGCACCATCTGGGTCCCCATAATTGAACCCGTTCAGCGTAACATCTGGGCAAGTTGAGCATGTACCCGGTGAGCTTCGTGAATCGCATGTCGCCAACGTCGTGTTCACTGTCACGCCCATGGGCGCTTTTGCGCCCAATTCAATCATCGCGAATGGCGAACCAGCCAATGTTATAGGATTCTGCATTGTATGGGTGCCGCAGAATCTGGCATATGGACTTCCTGGAACCAGGAATCCACCGAATGCCTGCTGTGTATTTCCGCCACGCGTGCCTACAAATCCACTCCCCGGTGCAAGACGGTTACCCAGATCGTAAGCGAAGATAAATCCATGCGAATCTTGCTGGCCAGCCTTGCAAATTTCAATAATTGTCAAACCCTGCACCGACTCTAAAGCGCACGACGTGAAGCTCGTTTTCAGGCTGGCGTAATTTGATGCCACATTTTCCCGCTGCTTGACCAGCGAGTAATCGCTCGCTCCACTGCCGCACGGAGTAAGTAGAACAGCACTAGACAAACCTGCTAACGGAGTGCGCGTGCCGCCTGGGTAGCCTGTTCCGTCAACTACAGGCGCTGCGGGAGCAGCTAAACTCAGTGTCATCTTTACAATGCCTGCCCCGCACCCACCCGCTGTTACAAAGTACATATAGAACACACCGGGCAATTCATCGTCCCACATCGCGTCATTTGCAGCCGCTGATGAACCGGTGATAAATCCGGTATTTGCCAAGGCACCATTTATCAAATCTCCACGCCATGCCCCTAGTCCATAACTCACAATATCTAATCCGTCCGCTGTAGGCTTGACGCCGATAATCATGTTGGCATCACCCCCGGTCATCCCAAGGTAATACCCCCCAGCGGTTGGAACGTTCTGGAAGCGCTTCCCGAATCCGCCAGAACCCATATTGAGCTTCCAGTCCGGGGCAATAGCAGCCCTCCATAAGGCCAGATCAACTGAAATTGTTGAGCCGCTGGTGGTGCTTTCCTTCCACAGGAGAATCCCATACCCTGCACTACCGGCCCCGTCGTTTATCCAGTAAGTTACTCCGGTTGTGCCGTTATGAGTAAAATCATAACTGTCGTGAATCGTAATCTGCGGCGGCGAAGACCCACAGGACTTTGCATTGACGATCAGCCCCGTGGGATTCGTTTCGTTCGTTCGCGTATCGTAGGCGTAGATCGTTTCCCCAGTAACCAACTCATCACAAGCTGCCTGGGCGCTTGTCCCGGCGAAACGCAACGTGGTAAGTGACCCCGCCACATTATACACTCGTGCCAACCCTGGAATCGTGCCCTGGTTGATGTTAAACATCGTATCCCCAGGATTATCCTTCACTGAGCAGGGTGAGTCACTACAAACGCTATAAACCGCTTTCGTCGTTGTCAGAGTGATCCGCCGCTCCGGGGAAAGACATTCCCGTCTCCGTCCCGAAAGACACGTCATCAGAAACTCACCGTCCCCGGCAGTGTCGCTGGTCTTCGCGCTGAAGGCGAGATTCTGAAAACTCAATGGGCGCCCTAGCTGGTTTAGGGTAGAGTGCGATGGGTATTTCCCGGTTCCCAGCCGCAAATATATCCGATCCTGACTCGTCCCGGAATACTCGATGAAGTTGTTGTCATCAGCCTGGATCGCGGCATTAAGGCTTGTGGTTGTAAAGGTCCAATTCGTTCCCACCGCATCAGTGAATATGCACGCCCCATTTACGCCGGTGAGCGTGGTGTTATTACAGCCAGACGGCGAGTATCCATCGCCACTCGTCGCCGTGGAATGGCTGTAGCCGAATCCCATGATGCTCGCCGGCCGCTTGATCAGCGCTCCGGTGTAGGGATCGGCGAACTCGGGGTTCGCCACGGCATTGGTGGCCACCTGCCGATATTTCCATGGCGACGCCACCGCCAGCGGCTCGCCGCGTGAGTCACCCAGAGGAATATTGGTGGTGCGCGCAGTAATGGTTGCCGTTTGGCCGTCCCCGCAATTATCAACACGAACATAATACCCAGAGTGGGCGGGCAGTGTTCGGCTGAGATTATAACCGTTGAGTGCAGTTTGAACTGCCTCCAAGCCCTTGGCGAAGCCCATCCGCCCCAACACCACTATCCGGTTCCTACCGGCATAGTTCACCGTGCTTGGTCGGCTGATATCCACGTCCGCATCCGTAAACAACGCAGGGTCAGTATCCGCCATGGGAGGAGTGAAATCACTTTCCCTCGATATCGTCACCCTACAACTGGCCGTTGAGGGCGCGGTGTAGCTGATCACCACCTGCCCAGATGTGGCCTTGATCACTTGCAGGTTGTCGATGGCCCCCACAAGAGGCAAAGCAAGCAGAAAAAGAAGGTATCTCATTATTTCAACCACTCCACAGTGAAAGCACTCGTATAAGCGGCCGTGGACACATCACCAGGGTCGATGGAAATAGCCGACGTGCCGGCGCTATTGATCACCTTGCAGACCATGGAAATGCCAGTCGCGGTACCCGTCGATGGTGTACCCGTAAGCGTGCCGTTGTTGTCCCACACGATATTGTTGGTCACGTCGGAACCTACAGCTAAATCCCGCCACGTTAGGGACCAACTGGACATTGACGCAACTAGCGTGGTGGTAATCGACAGCGCCCCACACACCCGATACGTCCCCGCGGTGTGCGAAGCCGCCATTAGGTTATAGGCAGCAACATCCCCAGTTTGCCCGGTCAGGTTGGTGGGCGCAGCCGCGATGCTAACCAGTCCGCGCCCTGCTGTGGCAGCATTGGCAAATCTTGACACACCACCGCCTACAACAGAGAGCCAACCAAGAGATGTGGTGTCTCCGCCGCCAATATGTACTGGATCTGTAACTCCTCTGCGACCGATCACATTCCAATAACTGGAACCAGATATTTTAATCAGTTGTGTCCAATAAGCATTGCCGCCCAACCCGTCTAGATTGTTAAGGTAACCATGACGTAACTGACTACAATCAGTCGTATTGTTGTCGATGCAAAGATCAATGGCTGCATGTGAATTAGTATCCAAAGCAGCTGAGTTCAATGCTCGAAATTTCCCACCCATGCCAGTCCCGTTGGAACGTATAGCTGCGATGATTTTGTTTGTGTCATCCCAGGTAAAACCAGCATCTCCATCAAATGCCCCAGCATTGTTAAACTGGACTTGGGTAGTGGACCCGCCAGGGGTGCCCCCAGCTCCCAAGCTCACAGTAGCGCCGTTGATGCGGGCATTGAGCACGTTTCCTGTCGAGTTGTACCAGAGATCCCCGTTGGTGAGCGAAGATGGGTTGCCTGCGTACGAGCCCGTATTGATCCCTGCATTCGTGGCATCCGGCCCAAACGTTTTCTTCGCGGTATGCGTTGCGGCGGTACCGAGACAATCGACGAACGCGCAGTTCGCGCTTGCTTTATCCCCTGCTATGATGACTCCGTTTTGCCCAATATAACGCGCTGTGCCTCCAAGACTTCGCCTATCCGTAGGAGTCCCCAATGATCCGCCAACTACCGCATCAGCCAGTGCCCAGTCCCCCTCGGCGTAGGTGTCCGAACTTGTACATGTCACCCCCGTGCAGGTATAGTTTCCTAATGTGATCGCAACTGGGATCCGCGCAACGTAAATCGGAGACCCGCTGTTGCAGTTATATCCAAATCTTATCGTCCCGGCCGATGTCCCTGTGGTTCTCTCGACGGTTCCTGCACTGATTGGGTATGACTGCATCACGCCTGACACGTCCAAGCATGGCACTGATCCCGCTGCAACTGTGTAAATCGCGCCGCTGACAGTGACCTTGTTATCAGTTAGATCCGCAACCGCGCTCGCGCCGCCCCCACCGCTACCCGTCGGACCCGTGGGCCCTGTTGCTCCCGTCGCGCCGGTCGTCCCGCTACCTGTTGCGCCTGTTGCACCAGCGGCCCCTGTCGGACCCGTTGCCCCGGTCGCGCCCGCGCTGCCGGTCGCGCCCGCTGATCCCGTTGCCCCAGTAGGGCCTACTACTCCAGAAGTCTGTGTCTTGCAATTGAACATCCCTGTCACTGGATTCAGTGTCTGTTGGCAGGATTGCCCAAATGCAAATGGCCCCAGGAGCACAGCTCCGAGGGCCATCCGGACCAAAATCGTAAACGGCATTTCCCTACTTCTCCTTCAGGGCCTCACATTTGGGCGGCGAGCCCATCACCAACATTGTACCTTTTTCGCAGAGCAGCGCGGCAAGCTTGGCCTCAAGCTCCTTCATCTGGAGTTTTGTTTCACGCAATTGGATATGCGCGGACTGCAAACGCAAGGCCAGATCCTTGGTTTCCGATTCTTGCGCCGCGGCCCGCTGGCTCGCAACATTCCACTGCTCCGTCAGATTCACCGTCAGATCCGGAGCCTTAGCCGGCTTAGCCGGCTTTTCTTGAGAGAGAAGAAGCCCAGCAACGCTGAGCAACAAAACCAGTTTCATCGTTATCTCCATTCCATCCAAGTCGCTGCTCGATCCGAGCAACGATTATTCGAGACTCCCCCAGTCCCCCCTACTGCCCACACCGTAGCCGTAATATTCGAGGATCCATCATATCGGAACTTAGCTATCTGCCAATGGTAGGCTGTGGACCTCGGCGCTGTCGTAGTCAATGTCACCGTTCCAATACCCCCAGCGTTACCCGCGGTATCAAGCTGTGTACCAGTAGTAATATCCCGGAGCGTAAACGTGTCAGCGTCTGTGGGCTCTACAAGCCAGATGCCATTGGCTTCTGCCCAGTCCCCAGTTGCCCCGGCAATCGTTACCCGAGCCCGTGTACCTAGCTCAAATCCATGCCCGACGCTCGTGAGCACCCCTGGCGTGGCCGCAGTGATCGCGGAAATCGTAATCCGAGTTTGCGGCGCAACGTTCTTCGAGTAACAGACATACTCCAGGTTTGATCCCGAGTAAAACATCAACCGCTGATAGCCTACATAAGGGGGGCCCTGACTCAGATTTACCGAGGTCCCGTCCTGGGCCGGCAACAAAGCTGCCACCAAGAGCAACAAGAATCGCATGCGTTTACTCCTCCTCTATCACAGTACCATCAATGATCTTCGGGGGTTTTTGCCTGACTGGCATCACCACTACATTTACCTGCCCCGCATGCCCCCCAGGGCCAATCATACCGCCTTGCTGAACCGGAGCTTCTGTTTTCTTTTCCCCACTGAGTTCCGCACTAAGCATAGCCGTGCTGCTCATACGATCCGTAAACTGTACCGCAGCCCCCAGTTCCCCCCGTTCTGCCGCCATCATCGCCA